ACTGACTTGTTCGTGTGCATCGTGGTAGGCATGGTTTACCTCAGGTGTAAAAAAGCCCGGTCGGTGCCGGGCATCAAGGAGAGGGTGGCTCATCTGGTGAGCTAGACCTGATCCGCGTGGATCAGGAGCTTAGGCTGGTCATGGCACGTGAACCGAGCCGTGGAATCATCATACTCGCCGAGCTCGTAAAGAGCAAAGTCCTTGCGGTGGCGGTTGAGAGGGTTGTCGTCGTTTTCTCGGTTGACCTCGTCGGTAAACGAACGGATGGCTACGCCCACAGAGGGGACGAAGTAGGGACGCCCGAAAGCGTCAGCCGCGGAATCGCGGACGGAACAGATTACGAGTTTCATTCAATAGGCCTTATCAGTTGCTTGGTTTTGGAAAGTAGGACGCGCTCGCGCACGCCCAGTCGCTCAGGTGTGTTGTTCTCGGCGTGTTTCAAGCCTCGAACGATACGATCTTGGCGAATCGCGTCGAATTGGTAGGGCTCGAGAGCATCGAATTTTTTGTCGTAGTAACGAGGTGGCTTAATACGTCGTCCGTCACGTAGTTGGACGGCATCGATAGAGTAGACGTCGGAATAGTATTTGTCGAACCACGCCTGGGCGATACCAGGCTTAAGCGACATCCGGTTAAATTCCTTCGGGACGTGTACGAGCTCTCCCGTAACGGGGTCAGCTCGGAGATATCGGTCGGCGTAAGGTTCGCCGGTTTTGGGATCGAGGCCATGTTGGCCGAATACTTTCTTTGTGACATAACGCGCGACATACGCCGCGCTTTGTTCTGTAGCAGTTCCCACAGATGAATGGCCGTACGGCCAAAGCTCCTCGAGTTTCTCGGAGCGGTAGATATAGTTTCCATTGTTGACCTTCCAAAGTGTTTTGTCAGGGAAGTCGAAATTGAAAAGGATGGCGTGATAGTGCGGACGTAGGTTTTGTTCACCGTACTCGCCGCACATATAGAAACGGATGTTTTGGTTCTTGAACGCGAAACGCAAACGTTTCATGAACTTTTGATAATGCTCATAGACGAGTGCGCCAGCTGGCGGAAGATGCTCGTCAGCGTAGGTAAGGGTTACGAAGCAGTTCTTGTCGTAGAGAGATGCTTCGTGCATGCATCGCACGGCCCACATCTTGGACCGGTCGATGCGACAGCCCATGCATTGACCGCATGGGATTTTGAAGGGATCACCCTGCCCGATGTGAGGGTGAAAAGAGACGGAGCCGTCTTCCAGACGGACTACGTCGATGGGATGAAAGCAAGACATAGATACCTCGAACCGGCGTAGCCGGTGGGTGTGAGTTAGAAGCGAAAGCCGCCGCGCATCGGCACGCCACGTACGTTGGCGTAGGCCGTGGTAGCGATGTTGCGCTTGAACTTGCGGGCTGAGCCCGCCTTAGAGACCGGGGTCCGGACAAGAGGCTTCATGGTCTTTCCTTTCAGTCAGAGGGTTGAGGGGATTGTAGGGTTCCAGCTTGGTTTGCTGTCACCTGGCACAGTAGACATCAAGTAGGGCCTACTGTGCCACCCCCTTCGGGGGCCCCCTTCGGGGGGGTGACTGGTGATGTTGTAGCGCTCGCCACAGGTGCGAGACCGAGCTCCCGGAGCTCGTTGAGGTTGGCCGGGTTGGTCGCAAAGTCGACAAACTCGGCCGGGTTGTTGTTGAACTTAGCGCGTAGACGCGCTGAGAGGCCCTGGAAGGCCTCTTCGCCCCGTCGGACGATGGTCATCGCCTCCTGGAAGGTTTGAGGGGCGTAGAAGCCCTCTGGGAGGGCTTGGTGGGCATTGCCGATCGGGGGGACTCCCTGTTCGGCAAACTGCTTAACGATGCGGTTAATGTTGCAGGCATCTTTGTGGTGTTGCTGAGTCGGGGATTCCCCGAACTCTGAGACGGCGGTGTCCATGGACACCAGGTCGCCGTCGTAGTTGTAGGGTGAGCGGATGAAGATCACTTCGAGGGCCTCGTGAGAATGATTTTGAAAATGTCGATAAGGGGCTGAAGCTGTTTAGCTTCGCGCCCCATATTGTCGAGTTTCTCGACTGCGGCAAGATCGTATTTGAGTAGGCCGGTTTCGGCCAGTATCTTTGCCGCTTGCGCCTTGACGAAGTCATAGCGCTGCCCTTCGGTTTCCCATTGGCGGGCCTGGAGCATACCCAAGCGCCTGGTTTGGAAAACGGCTTCCTCGAGCCGTTTACCTTCCATGGGAATGTTCTTGATTTCTTCGATGACCTTATTGGTCTGTTGTTCGATTAGTTTTGCCTGAGCTGCGCTTTGCGTAGTCTCGGCAGTGATTTTGTGAAAGGTCGCCTGGACGTTGTCCAGTTGCGCCTGGTTGAGTGTGGTTTGAGATTCGACGTTGGCCAGGTCGGCCTCGGCCTTCATCTGGCCGGTCTTCTCGACGACGGCCGCCTGAGCGTTGGTAAGGCGCGCTTGCGCCTTGAGGTTTTCCGCCTGGAGGGCGGCTTGGGTGAAGTTGTTTCCAGCTGAGGCTGGAGAAGATGACGGAGAGGACCCTGGGCCTTGATTTGCTGCCAGCATGGGGTTTAAGCCTGCCGCGATCATGTCTTTAGTTTGTGTCTGATAGCGGGTGGCATATTGCTGGGCTGAAAAGGCCTGGGAGTCCTCCTGTCTATCTTTTGCGAAGATATTGTCTAGGAGAGCGCCGCCCACGGCGGAGAAGATAGGTCCAAGCATTCCATAGTCCTTTTTGGCTTGGCATGCCGGGGAGCTGAGCTCCCCGACATAAATACCGGCTTAGCAGTTAGAAGTGGTCGATGAGACCCGGGACGCTGTAGAGAGGCATCGGTCGGGCTGCACGGATCTGGAAGAACGAGTCGAAGATGAACTGTTTCCCGTTGGCCTGAGCGCCAATCGCGACGACGCGAGAAACAGGAGGTTTATCCTGGATGAACTCGTCAGAAAGCGTAGGAGCCGTGGTGAATCGCTGCGCCAAATGCCACGCGTCGAGCGTGGTAGCAGCTGTCGAACGGAAGTAGCCGGTAATTTGAGAAGGGTGATAACGGTATTCGGCCCAACGTTCCTGGTAGCCGAAGACTTTCTCGTCTTCTGCCTGGTCGCCGGTAACGTAGATTTCCTTCTGGAGAACTTCTTGTTCTCCAAGATGAGCGAAGACCGGGAAATAGAAGTCGTATCGGGTCTGACGCGACCACATACGACGGAGGCCTTGTTGATAGTTGAGGTCGGCACGGACCGCCACCATACCGATGATGACGCCGTGCTCGGTGAAGGATTGAGTGAAGCCGTGGCCGGAGGCCAGGGCGGTGCCCACACCCGCAAGATTTCCAAGTGGAGAAGTCGCCCCGGTTTGACCGGTGGCGGAAGTCTGAGCAACGGGGTTGATAATGATCGGCGTAGTACCGCCGCCAAGATATTCAGGTCTTTGGAGACGGGCATCGGGAGAAACTACTCCGAAGTGAGAACGGATGATTTCGGTGTACCTGGTGCCGCCTCGCGCATCGCGCTCGAGCAGTCGCTGTACCTGGAAAGATTCCCGGAGAGCGTTGATCGTGACGGCAGTAGCCACTGTAAGGTCCGCGTATAAACCGGACTCATAACCTTTAGGCACAACGCCAAGGAACTGATTCGCCGCCGGCCGCGCCGCAATATCGCTGGAAGTCGCAGGCAAAACCTGGTTATAAGCAGGACCCGTAACGGTCAACGAATGTGAATTAGAACCATCAGCACGAAGACCAAACAAACCGCCCGAACCATTACCCAAACCCAAACTCTTACCATCACCATAAACCGGGGCGCTATCGCCCAACGGAATAGAAATAGCAGGACCCTTTTGAGGCCAAGGCAAAGATGAGGTGAAATAGTCATGACGCTTACCGCGCCTGAGCAACTCGTAGCCGACGTCGTCGTCAGGGCCGTCGCCCTTGGGGACGGGTACGGCCTGCTGGAGGTTCTGATCACGGAACCACTCGTTCCAGATCAGGTTGTAGGCTCGGAGGTGCAGGGTGTTGTGGCGCACCGTTTGACCAGGCGAGACCTGGCCAACGGTTGGCAGGCCCATATAGTCTTCGAGAGAGTTGACGGGGTATCCCCCGGTATCCGAGCGTTTGTTCGGTACTTCGAAATCGGTGGAGTCGCCGGGATTCGGCTGCTCCCCCATGAATCGAGTCCAGTTGTCCCAGACCAGGCGGTTCGGGACAAAGAAGAAGAATGAGTCGAGATGGAGGTTATCCATCACGGGGAATAACGGAGTAGATAGACGGGCAAAAGCCGTCATGCGGAGATTAAAGGTGTCACCAGGTAGAACTTCGTCTACGTATACAGGCACAAGATATCCAGCGTCGAACGTGGTTTTGTGGGCAGTCTCGATGCCGAAAGAACTCCGAGGGATATCTGCCCTCGGGATCATGGCGAACTTGTGAGTAGAGACTGACTTGTTCTTGTGCATCGTGGTAGGCATGGTTTACCTCAGGTGTAAAAAAGCCCGGTCGGTGCCGGGCATCAAGGAGAGGGTGGCTCATCTGGTGAGCTAGACCTGATCCGCGTGGA